CTGGCTTGGCTTATTATTTATCCATGAAACGAGCACCACAACTTACAGGTCAGTTAAAAGCAATATACGAAGAAGAATTTGACAGAGCTTTGTCTACTGATGAAGACAGAACGTCTTTTAAAATAGCTCCTAATTTAAGCGGCTATAACAACGCATAATGGCTTTTGCATCCAATAAAAATGCTTACGGAATCTGTGATATAACAGGCTTTCGTTACAAACATAAAGATTTAAAAAAAACATGGGACGGCCTTTTGGTTGGTAAAGACCAATGGAACGCAAAACATCCACAACTGATGCCAAAGCCTTCGCCTATAGACCCACAAGCTATTAGGGACGCTAGACCAGATACCAACGAAACCAATAATATTTTTATGGTTTACAGTAATGTTGGAGTTGGTAAACTTGGCAGCCAATTAACTTCTTTTTCATTAACGGCAAGCCTAGGAAGCGTTACAATAACAACATGAGTTTTACACTAGCAACTTTAAAAACAGCAGTACAAGACTATTTGCAAGTTTCTGAAACTACTTTTACCACACAGCTACCTAGGTTCATACAAGAAGCAGAGGACCGTATCTTTAACATGGTACAAATTCCTAACCAAAGAAAAAATGTGCAAGCCACTCTTACTGCTGACAACAGATTTTTAGCAACACCTACAGATTTTTATGCACCCTTTAGTCTTGCAATTATAAAAAGCAATACTTACGATTATTTAGATTTAAAACACGCTTCGTTCATAAAAGAATATTCTCCTAGTTCAACAACTACTGGACAACCTAAATATTATTCACAGTTTGATAATACGTCTTTTGAACTTGCTCCTGTTCCAGATGAAGCCTATACTATTGAATTACATTATTTGTATAAACCAGCCTCGTTAGCGAGTGGTAGTGACAGCGGTACAACATTGTTAAGTTCTGATTATCCAGATGCTTTGCTTTATGGTACTTTGGTAGAAGGAGCAATCTTTCTGAAAGAAACCCCCGATGTCATCGGCCAATTTGAGGCTAGATTTAAGGAGGCAGTAGGCAGAATGAAAACTCTATCAGAAGGTCGTGGCACACGAGATGAATATAGATACGATCAGTTTCGCACTGGCGTATCGTAATGCACCCCATAGAATCGTTAAAGGGCAAGAGAGTTGCTCTTATAGGTCTTGGTATATCACAAGTTGACTACGCTATAGGTGTAGAAAACGGTAGAACCTGGGATGAAGTCTGGACAATAAACTCAGCAGCAGCAGTCTACGACACAGACAGAATGTTTATGTTAGACCCAGCGAGTCGTTTTTTTGACAGTAATGACGCTGGTAAACAAACCAGTGTCCTCACCAGAATACTTCCAGACGCTGAATATCCTGTTTACACTTGTGAATTGGACGAAAGAGTACCTTCTGCTGTGGTTTTTCCTATAGAAGAAGTCTGCAATGCTACGGGTTGTGCTTATCTTAATAACACAGTTGCTTACGCAATAGCGTTTGCTTTGTGGAACGAAGTAGAAGCGATAGACCTGTATGGCATAGATTTTTCTTACAAAGAAAACATGCACTTTGCAGAAGCTGGTAGAGCTTGTGTTGAGTTCTGGATTTCTAAATGTATGGACGCAGACATTACAGTAGGCATCAGCTCACGATCTACCGTATTGGATTCTAACGTACCAGCCACCGACAGGCTGTACGGTTTTCACAGACTAGACAAACCGTTGGTAGCAGTGCCACACGAAGGCAAATGGATTATAGGTCCTTACGAAGACATTGACGAAAAGTTAAAAGAACACGGTTTAATATTAGACAGAGACGAGGAGCCACCAGAGCCATACAAAGGATGACGGATAGTTTTATACAGTTAGGGCAAGTAAGTGTACACACCACTGAAAACAAAGGACACGACCCTGAGTTTTGGGCGGAACAAGCTACTAAGAAAATATGTGAAATTTCTATGGATGCACCTGAGCATGTCAAACAACAAGCTATGGCTTTTCAAAACCAAGTTTATACTGTAATCTTACATAGTATTAAGAACGCAATAAATTCTAAAAATGTGACGTATGTGAATTTATTAAGGCAACAAGGTCATGATGACATGGCTAAGATAATAAAGGAGCTTTAAGAAATGGCAATAACATCAGCAATAGCAACAAGTTTCAAACAAGAAATACTTGTAGAAGGTCACAATCTAACCAACGGAGCTGACTCGATTAAGTTAGCCTTATACACATCATCAGCAACAATGGGAGCTGGTACTACTGCGTATTCAACTGCACAAGAAGTTACTGGTACTAATTACACAGCAGCTGGAGCAGCATTGACTAACGTGACACCAGCAATTTCTGGTACTACAGCAATAGTTGACTTTGCTGATTTGACGTTTGGTACAGCTACAGTAACTGCTAGAGGTTGTTTAATTTACAACTCAACAAACTCAAACAAAGCCTTGGCTGCTATTGATTTTGGAGGAGACAAAACAAGCACCGCTGGAGACTTTACAGTTGTTTTTCCAGCAGCTAGTGCTACAGCAGCCATCATAAGAATAGCTTAAATTAATTTTAGTAATGGTAGAGTCAAGAGATGCCACTCACAAAATTTAATTTTAAACCCGGCATAAACAAGGAAGAAACCGATTACTCCAACGAGAATGGTTGGGTAGACGGTAACTTAGTACGTTTTAGAAAAGGTGGCGTAGAAAAAATAGGCGGTTGGGCAAAGAAAAGTACCAACGTATTTTTTGACACAGCCAGAGCACTACACAGTTGGATTTCATTAGGTGGTGCACGTTATCTTGGTTTTGGTACCACTTCTAAGTATTACATAGACAATGGCGGTAGTTACAATGATGTTACTCCCATAAGGGCCACTACAACCAATGGCATAGTCTTTTCAGCCACCAATGGCTTATCCTTAATTACAGCTACAGATTCAAATCATGGAGCTGTTATTGGAGATTGGGTTACGTTAGCTGGTGCAGCTAGTCTTGGTGGTGTTATTACAGCTGCGGTATTAAACAAAGAGTATCAAGTTAATGGGGTTGCAACTGCAAACACATTTACGTTTACAGCAACAGATTCTGCTGGTGATGCTGTTACTGCTAATAGCAGTGATGATGGCAATGGTGGAGCTGGAGCCGATGCTGTTTACCAAATAAATTCTGGGTTGGATGTTTTTGTACAATCGGCTGGTTGGGGTTCTGGGTCTTGGTCGGCAAGTACGTTTGGTTCTACAAGTGCTTTGTCTGCAACTGGTCAACTTAGGCTGTGGACACACGACAACTTTGGTGAAAATTTAATTATAAACCCAAGAGCTGGTGGTATTTTTAGGTGGGTAGAAAACAACGGACTAGAAACAAGAGCAGTCAGTTTGTCTGGCACATCTGGTGCAAACCTAGTACCTACAGCTGCCTTACAAGTTATCACATCAGAGACTGACAGGCATTTGATAGTATTAGGAGCTGACCCTATATCTGGCAGTGCCAGAACTGGTACGCTAGACCCAATGCTCATAGCCTTTAGTGATTCAGAAAACGAATTAGAGTTTGAACCACTGTCTACTAATTCTGCTGGTTCTTTGAGATTATCAAGCGGTTCTTTAATAATAGGTGGTTTAAAATCAAGACAAGAAGTGTTGATTTGGACAGACACAAGTTTGTACAGCATGACTTTTATAGGACCTCCATTGATCTTTGCTGTAAACCTTATTAACGAAGGTGCTGGATTGATAGGACCCAAAGCTGTAGTCAATGCTTCCAATGGTGTCTATTACATGTCAAAAAATGGTTTTTACTTTTACAACGGTGCTGTACAAAAACTGCCTTGTTCAGTACAAGATTATGTTTTTTCAGACTTAAATTTATCACAAGCGTACAAATGTCACATTGCATTGAACAGCGAGTTTTCTGAAGTGTGGTTCTTTTATCCTTCTTTAGAAGATGGCACTAATGAAATATCACGTTATGCAATATACAACTACGAAGAGAACTCTTGGTCTATAGGCTCTTTGGTGAGACACGCTTGGTTGGATGCTGGTATTGAAAACAAACCGATAGCGTCTGGCGTAAGTTCATCTGTAAATTGTTTGTTTACACACGAGACTGGTTTTAACGATGACACAAGTGCAATGGATAATGTCTTTATAGAGTCGGCAGACATAGACATAGCAGATGGTGAGAACTTTGCCTTTGTAAAAAAAGTAATACCAGATGTGTTGTTTGCTACACAGACAGGTACTAATCCTTCTCCAGCCATGAACATAGTTGTTAAAAGCAGAGACTTTAATGGCGACTCTCTAACAACAAACTCAACCACACAGGTTACTACAACCTCTAAGTTTTCTAACCTCAGAGCCAGAAGCAGACAGTTGGTGTTGCGATTTGAGTCTGATGACGACAATACGGTTGACAGAAAAGACTACAAATGGCGACTAGGAGCTACACGTTTAGACGTACAGCCGTCTGGTAGAAGATAGTGGGCAAGTTACTAGAAACCAGATTGCCAATAGCACAGGGCAACATGGTGTCTATAGACACTTTCAATCGTTTGGTTCGTATAATGGAACTAAACTTAGGACGCTTTGACACAACTGCTACGCCACAATACACAGACGTTGAGCGCAATTCTTCTTCTTTTAGTGCTGGTGACGTTATCTGGAACACCACGACAGAAGAGTTGCAAGTTTATGATGGCGATGCTTGGGTAAACCTTTCGGTAGGTCCTCAATTTGGTTTAGAAGCCAAGGCTTCAATAGGAGCTGTTACAGTAACCCTTGATGGGAATGTAACGGTAAACATAACGGGTCCTGTCTATGGATGGGATAAGGAACAATGGTACACATGACATTGCTGAAGTTGGTGCTACAATAAGCAAAGACTCGGTTAAGATATAAAAAGGTAAGATTATGGCGATGAGCGAAGAACTACAAAGAAGAATAAGTAACCTGACAGGTGATGAGGCTGGACTTTATAATCCAGAGCCACAACAGTCTTTTATGATGAATTCTGGACAAAGCGATCCTTTTGCTGGCATAGAACTTCCTGACACAGAATACTTACGAAACAGACAGGCAAGTGGTCCAGCTGTTTTTCAAAACTCAGATATTAAAGAACTTTTGCTAGATTACGCTGGTCGTATAGCTGATGGTGAGCCTAAATTAGTTCAAGATGCACAAAGCTACATACCTATACTAGAACAAAGAACTGGTTTGAACAGAGACGATCCGCAATTTCAAAACATGTTACAGATGGCTGTAAACAGAGTAACACGAACAGACACGTCAATAACTGAAGTGGTTGCAACTGGTAGAATGGAAGATTCTCCAGAAACCATAGCACAAAGAGCACAAG